AGGCTTGATACATAGCTTTTCTTTCTTCTTCTTTTCTTGTGTCTATAGCTTCTTGAGCTGAGAGAGCTACAGCGTCTGTGAAGTATTTAACACCTAAAGCTAGACAGTCAACTCTATCGTCATGTCTCACAGCTCCTTTGTCTTTACACATACGAGACATCTGATACATGAGCATATATTCAAGACGTTTCTCTGGTGGTTGATCTGGGTTTGACTTGTAATCCCATTGAAAGACCTTTGGATCAACAATGAGCTTATGTTGATTCATGACTGGTTCTAGTGTGTCTATTATTCTTTCTTCTTTCCTGGTAGTAGCTCTAACTTCTTCTAGATCAGCGTTTAGGTTTTCGTCTATTGCGTGTCTCTTAAGGAGTTCAGAAAACATACCATCACCAAAGTTTGTCTCAATGACTAACTTCGTAGCGTTGTATCGTTTACTAAAACGAATAATGTCGAGGAGGGTTTGATCTGAGTAGCCTTGTCTATAGGCTCTGACTTCACGAAGGAAAACGTACCCATTAGCTTGAGAAAGGCAACAGGCCACACCTTCATCGGCACCACGCCCTGAAGGGTCAATCGAAATAATCGTCTCACTAAATGGAACTGCGTTCTCGTCAATAAACATGGGTGAGTAGAAGCGGTCAGCAGGTAGGCCGACAGGATTGAGTTCCTTAATGAGGTAGCGAGGATCGGCACTCCATACATACTTAGCAGCACATTCTTCACCTATGGGAGTAACAATAAGATCTCTAAATTTAAGGGGAAATTTCTCTTCGTCTGATAGAGAAGTATCCAACATAAATTGCAACATAAAGTTAGATCTACCCATTGCTGCTTCTCTCTCTGTTAAATCCATATCAGAGAAACGAGTATCAGTAGGAGCCCAACTATCTGCTTTTTCGTTAATAATATCTGCTTCTAATTGAGGGGCTAGAAGCCCTTCGTAATTCTGTAATGACTTTGGATACCTAGCAGGCCAAACAAAGGGCTTGTAGGCTCTCTCAGCTAGCTTTCTGTACACTGTGAAAGTAGATTGAGGAGTACCTAAGAATAATATTCTTGATTCTTCTTTAGGAGTAAGGATTGATTCAGCTTCTGTAATTAGTTGAAGAAGTTTTTCTCTTTGCATATCAGTTGCAGAGTTCAGAGGAACTTCAACGTCATCAAAGATAAGAACATCAGCTCTACTTCCGGTCATCTGTGAAGTAATACCCACAGACTTACAACTTGGAGCCTGGTGAGGTGCAGCTGGACCAACATCAAAGCTAATCCGACTCCACCGTTGATCTGCATCTTTTGGTCCTAAATGATGTAACCAATTAATATCAATAATTAGTTTTTGACAAAAGATTGAAAAGTTATCAGCCCTTTCTTTAGACGCTGATACAACCATGATCTTTTTGTCATGGTCTTTATATAAGATCCAAAGAACAAAAGCCGCAGTAATCCAAGATTTACCAACACCTCTAAAGGCTGATATTTGGAGTCTCTTGGGTCCATGTTGTAGATATTCTGCTATTGATAGTTGTGCTCTTGTGGGTCTTGGTAGGTTTAGTTCTTTCCAGACAAGGGTGAGGAAAGCCCTAAAGTCCTCACGTATTTTCTTGTCGAGTTCTAGGGCTTGATTTTTCACCTATTAGCTAATTGTGATAGTGAATGCTTCCTCGTATGTAAGAGCTGAGCTATCTGTTACACGTACACGAACAGACTCAGATCCCGCAGATGCTGATGCAGCTGTGAATTGTAGAGTTGTTCCAGAGATTGCATAGTTACCGTTATTTGTAGAGCCGGTACCTGATACAAGAGCGAATGTAAGGTTGCTAGGACTATCTGTAGCTGTAGCTGAAAGTGTTCCAACTGTTACAGGAGTTGATGAGCCATTAGCACCTGTAGATACAGCTGCAGCACTAAGAGCGATGTCAGAAGGGCCATTGGAAGTGAGGTTTTGTGTTGCTCCTCCGATTGAGGTAGCGGTAGTAGTTCTATCTCTTTCAATACAAGCATCTAGGATTTCTAGAACATCAGATACTTTGCTTGAGGTAGTGATGTTAGCTAGAGCTGTGTCAGCTGTTGAGTCAATAGGAATATGGCCATAACCATAAGTATGTATAGTTCCGGCTCTGCGATTAGCTACCGCAGTAAAGACTTGAGCAGTCATAGTAAGTTTAGATTTAAAAATTCATTTACATGTAGTGATCCTTTCGCCTGATTACAGGCAAGGCAGGCAGTCACACAATTAGAAGCATTAGTTTCTCCACCTCTGCATCTTGGCCTTACGTGGTCAATAGTTAACTCTTCCGTTGCGCCACAATAGGCACATCGATGTTGGTCCCTAGCCTTGATGCCTTCCCTCCACATCCGTCTCGCATCTGTACTGCGAAAGGTGAGGAGATCTTCCATGAGGCTTCGGGGAGTATCCATTGGCTCATAACTAGGGGTTTACTTTTTGTATTTAGATTTACCGCTACGTCCATTCCGACGGCGGTTCTTTGATGCTTTTTCTAAGACTGTCTTACCGCCCTTCTTATGAGAAACGTCAAGTCCATCTCTATTTCCGTAGGTACCACGTTTACGGTTTTCTTTATTTAGTGCGGCTCGCCTTTTCTTTTGAGCAGGCTTTCGGTTGTACTTAGCTTGTGCTCTGAGTCTGGCTTTACTCGATTTAGTTTTTCTTTTTCTTGCCATCAGACATGTCTCTGAACTTCATCAAAGTCGAGCTCAGGGATAAGGCCAGCTAAGCCAGCGAGAGGAGAACCCTCCATAGCAACGCCGGTAATGTCATTAGCTTTTAGCCAATCAATCGCAGCTCTTAGGTCGGCTGTGGATGCTTCACCAGATTTAATACGAGAGATGATTTCTGTAGTTAGCAGAGTGTGAAGCTCTTCAAAAGCTTCTTCACTTGTACGCTTAGCCATATCATTTTCCTAGCAACTTTTCTTTTATTAGTGCTACTGCTTTATCGTCAACTTTGTTATCAGTTTTTTCTACATAAGCTGTGAGTAAATCTACAACGAGCTTTTTAACTGCATCAGATTGTAGAAAAGCAAAGAGAATTGGTTTGATGAGTAATAACATTGGTCTTTTAAAATAATTCGGTAAGTTCTAGGGTTCCACTGGTAGAGGCATCACGAATAATGCCAATGTTGGCTCCAGCGGGTACGACTAATTCAAGTCTTTCGTTTTGTGCAATGAAGTGACTAGTAGAGGCACTAGCCGTTTGGCTACTAGTTCCTATTGCATATCTAATGTCTGCTGTGACAGCTCGGATGGAGATTCTTGCACAAGAGGCAGTTAATGCTGTATTAGCACTAGATGCTCCCGCTGCTAGTTGTCTCGCTACTCCAGGCTGACGATTGGGCTCAACATATTTTGAGCTCCAATTTCCGTCGTATAAGGCCATATTTAATAAGCTCTAATAAATCTCAAAAATTTGTATAGTAGGTATGAGATACATGCGATCAGTAGAAGTTCTTTCATTCTTTCTTTTTAAATGGATTGGGTATTGACCAGCCTTTCTTCTCTTCGGTTTTTTGCTCCTTAGATTGTTGTGCTTTTAAGTAGCTAGAGATAGGAATCACATCGCTACACATGCTGTAGACCCTTGAGCCTGGAACCAGCATGAAGCCCTTCTGTTGGAGTTCTGCACATTTGAGAGCACGAACCAGCTCGTAGTCCAGACGCATCTTTTCCTCTTGCCTTGCGGCCATGCTCCGACATCTGCGTAGACCTTCACGATCTAAGGGGACCATGAAATTTATCTGTCCTCCCCAATTCTCAGCCATTGTGTAGCTGGAAGGTCTCATACCGTCTTCATCTATATCCCAGGGTTTCGTATGATTCCCCATATAGAATGGGGAGAAAGTCATAGTCGATCCATTACACGAGATGTTAGGCCCGTAGTGCTGTCTTGACGGTGCTCCATTATTCTGGAATTGCACCGCTTGATTGGTAACATTTCCTGTCGCAGCAGCTACTGGATTGGAGACGTTATTCTCTTCTGCTCTAGCTGGAGCTATTGAGAGAAGACCGACAAGGAGACCGTAGTAGAGGTAGTGTCGATTTCTCTTTCTATTTCTGTTACCGAGAGAACCTGGTTGGCTGCTCTTGTCACTACTTCTAAAGTGAAATCGCTTCCAGCTGTTGTTAAGTTCCATACCGAATCTGAATCGGTTATGCCTCCTGATGAGGCGGAGGAGTGAGTCAGATTGTCGCCTGACCACTTCTGTAATGCTGACCCATAGGTGGTCGTCGTTATTTCCTCGACGATTTCCTGAGTAGTTGTGGTGGTAGAGTTCATCGAACCCTGAGTGAAATTGGGTGTAATTAATTCCGCTCTTGCTACCGTTGGTGTTGCCAGTAATAAGAGTACTAGCCATTTTTTCATGCTTCTTTTTTCTTTGCCATTGGACAGTCAACAGTTTTACTGTTGCCTTTGTTTCCATTGTTTGTCTGTAAACCAAACGAGTAAAGGGCACTTCCAAAGATACTTGCCACGAAGGTTATATCTGTGTTTTGCGTCTTCTTAATCATTGGTATCTCGACGTAGTTGAGAGTTATGATCTCAAATAAAGCCCGACCAGACCACCACGCCTAGACGTACAAAAGTACCGAGCACTTGGATATGCTGCTCAGTATCTTCCGCTGCATCTTTTATTTTGCTTAGGAGGTTTTTAGTCGGGCTTTTCTCTTTTTCTTCCATGCGTCGATTTTTCCTTGTAGGAACTTTTGAACCTTCTTTTTAATTGGTTCAAATAAACTAGATGTAATGGATGTTGTTGCTACTGCTACCACCGCCGTTGTGACCGCCGTAACCACTACCGCTGTTTCCGGTACTGGCATCTGTATATCTAATACAGGTATCTTTACGCTAGGCGGTTCAGGCTGTTCTGTTGTCTTCTCTGGCTCTACCTCTTCAGGAGCCTCTAGATCGCTCGGAGGGATCACCATAGGCTTGTATGATGGTATCCGAGCTGAAGGAGGTTTAAACTCGATTGTAGGTAGGTATAGGGGTGCAGGAAGATCAGGTGTGGGTAGCTTTAAACTACCAAGGTTTACCGACACCTGTAGTTGGGGTTTTCTGTTCGTTAACGCCGTTCTCTACAGCAGCTTCAATTGCAGCTACAGTACCTTCTTTATCTGCATCTAGTTTAGCCTTAACCCAACCTAATACAGTTGATTCTGTAAGGTCACCGTAAGGAACAAGAGTGTCAGGCTTAGGAAGATCTACTTCACCAGTTGCTCTAAATGAATAAGTGCCATCTTCACCGTTGACACGATAGATGACTTTATTTACATACCCATCTGCTAGTTCACGCTGAAGGGTGTT